TGGTGGTCGAATAGTACCAGTAATTCAAATACCCATGGTACATATAGCGGATATGGCTTTGTAACAAATCCTTATGTTGAAGCAACATTCACTACAAGAAAAGTAAATAAAATTAGGGTTGTTACATCTGAAGCGTATGGTCAAATATCTAATTATTTAGTGCAGGCATATGATGCTTCTTTAAATCTTGTTTTGAATGAAGAGGGTATTATAAAAGATGGTACATATTTTCAAGATCACAATATATCCTTAGCCGCTTCAACTCAAAATATATCAAAAATAAGAGTGACTGTGCGTACCACGAAAAATCCGGTTGATTTTGCAAGAATACAGGAAGTTGTCCCAATTTACGAAGAAGACATTAGTGATTACATAATTGATTACTCTGTTAACAGAACTCGTGATGTCCATTCAACGAGCCTCCCAGTTGGCGGTTCAGGCATTGCTAGTGTTGATTTGAATCTAGATAATACAACTAAGGTTTTTAACTTATTTAACACAAGCTCTACTTATGGTAAATATATGGTTAAAGACCTTGAGGTTGAGATATATACTGGCTGGAGAATCAAGAAGCCATCATTTGATGATATCAATGCCTCATATTTGACAACGCAATTGGCGGCAAATATATCCAACTCTTCATCTACATTTACTGTTGTGGATAGATCAGCCCTGCCTGCTGGCGGAGCGGGTGATGAGTTTATTGTCATTCTGGATAAAGACACTCAGTCAGAAGAGATTGTGCTTTGTTCTTCTGTTAACTCTTCAAATGTTGTTACAGTCGCACAAAGAGGCTACGGCGGTTCTATAGCAAAATCTCACACTACTGGCTCCAGTGTCAGATTTGATGTTTATGAGTATGTGAAAAATGGAACATTCTATGTTGATGAATGGTCAGTGAATACAGACATGACCGTGAGTGCAAACCTGCAGGACTGGACAAAGTTCCTTTCGGAAAGGACAATTAATTACGGGTTCTTTATGCAAAATGCGTATGTCGGTGATGCGGTAAAGAATCTTTTAATGAGAGCCAACTTCCCTAGCTCTGACATTGAGAAACTTAACTCTTATAAAAGAGGGGCTATTGAGAGGGGAGCTATCACCCTTTATTCATTTAATGAAGATACTATTGATCGAAGTGGAAACGACATTATCCCATCTACTGGGTTGCGTTCAAGATTTTGGGGGATGCCAGATAACAAGAAAGATGTTTCTGTAAAAGACATTGTTGCTGACGCTATAGACAAAGAATTGTCACCATTGGACAAAGCTCTTGGTGAAAAGAAATTTATATCCCCATCTAAAGTTGTTTTATCTAAAGATATTTCTGATTCAAACACATATGCTCTGAAGGTTACTGATTACCAGTTTACTGGTACAGACTCTAAAGTTTACAGTGATTATTATAATGGAGTTTTTGATGGTTACTATATACCGACAGACTCTGGTCTGCAAAGTTTAGTTGCGGTTATTGCTTATGGCGGGGTCAAGATTTATTTAGATGATGTTCTTATTTTGAACAGGTATAAATTAACCACTGTGTCAACTAGGTATCAATCAAGTACTGTTAATTTGACAGCAGGTGTTCCACGAAAGATAAGAATAGAGTTTTATCATTCTTTTAATAATTCAGGCGCTGCTTCTTTTAAATTGTGGCTGTACAAGGCTTTGAGCGGGGGCTCGGATGTTCTTGTTAATGCCTCAGAGTGCACAACTATTGTTGGGCTGGATGCTGTTGGTTCAAAAAACCCATCATCGAATATTGCTGTAGCCGATGCTTACAATCATAGAAATAATGCTGTATACATAAGTCTGCCGAAGATGAATCAACCAACTGGCTTGGTTTCTGATATAAATAATAAATCAATATTGTTAGAATCTAATGCTTATGTTAGAATCCCGTATCATGAAAGCTTTGATGTTGTAAACTCTAATAGTTATTTATATAATAATGAATGGACAATAGAGTTGCTTGCAAAATTCCATAACGGCTCGTTTAGCGTAGATGGAGAGTATGTCAGTAATTGGAATAATTCATCACCAACAACTGGATTTGAATTTTTTAATAACTCCAGTTCTCATGGTTTTAAAATAAAAACTTTAGCAAACTCAACAGTGACAACGGAAACTGTTTCATCCAATGTTGCTTTATCAAATAGTTCATTTCATCATTTAACTGTTTCATATGATGGAAGTTCGTTAAAGTATTATGTAAATGGTGATTTAAAAGATACTGAACCTATTGAGGGTGTCCCTATTGCATGGACTTCAAAAGATATTACGATTGGGGGTAGGGCGGCATCTTATTCTGCCGGGGCAGAAGTGCCTCCACCAAGTTTTAGAAGTTTTTATATTGATGAATTTGCTATATACAATAAATGCCTGACGAGTAGTCAAATGTCTGATCGGTACACAGAATCGGCTATGCAGCCATTGACAGAGTTTGGTTTCCTGTATGGCAATGACAACTCAATTCAGGAAATTATAAACAATATAACATTTGCCGATATGGGCAGGGTGTATGTAGATGAAAACGATAAAGCTAAGTATGAACATTTTTACCGCTTCTTTGAGCCTTCTATTGCTCAGCATGCCAATGTGCAAACTTCATTTAGTGATTCAACAAATATTATAAATGCTTCCTATAATGTCGCTCTACAATGTAATAAAGTTGTAATACCTATTGCATCAGTGCAAACAGCTTCTGGAACAGCACAGAGCCTCTGGGTAGCCCCTGACGGGTCTTCACTGGGCACTACTGAACTTACTGCCAATATGACATCCAGTTCAAATGTTGCCTATGTCTCAAGCACAAAAAATCCAGTGTTCTCAGACACAGGATATCTTAAAATTGGGGATGAAATTGTAAAATATATATCGAAAACAGCAGTGTCTTTTAACGGACTAGAGCGTGGTCAGTTTCAAACAACAGCGGCGACTCACTTAACTTCCAGTAAAGTTAAGGAGTCAAGGTATTATGATGTCAAGTTTGATAAAGCCCCAGCTTATAATATTAGAAGCCCTTTTGTGACTCAAATAATATTTGAAGAGCCGGACAAGATTGAAATAACAAAGTTTTTGCCGTATGCATATGGAGCTGAGTTGATCCTCTCAGCAACAGAAAACTCAATTGTTGGTGAAATTGCTATTATACAAGGAACAGACCCTATAACCCAGTACCCATATGCGACATCAATTGTCGGCACCGCAGTTTCTATAACAGAACAGAATGTTCAGGTTAAGGAGCAATCTGCTTCTACGAATGACAGTATTAAAAAATATGGGATTAAGGATTTGACTGTCCAAAGTCCTTTTATTACTGATGCAGTACATGCAAAAAAATTGGCTGATTTTATTATTGATAAAACACAAACACCAGTGCCTATTATAAATATTAGTATTACGACCATGCCCAAGATTCAACTAGGTGATAGAATTAGAATAACAACTTTATCGGCTCTTGATATCACCAACACTGATTATTGGGTTATATCTTATAATATGTCGATAGCTGATAATGTTACACAGAACTTGGTGTTGAGGAAAGTTTCTTAATGGTTAGTGAAAATACAATATTCTTCTATTCTGGTCGTGGTGGGCATTCTCATGATGGGGAGAATTCAAGCTTTATTGATACTTCTAAGTATTCTTTGTTTGATTTTTCTTGGGGCTTATTGGGTGATCCTGATAGACAGGCTTCGCAAGATCGTAATTACAATAGCTTTAAAGATTTTATTATAAATACTGTCAACCAATCAATTTTAAATCCGGCGGGGCTGGTTCTTCAGCCGGGTATTGTTAACGGTTCTGCTCATATCATATCTCGATCTTTAACGACTGAGCTTATAGCGGCAAATGCAATTACTGCGAATGAGATTCTGGCGGGGTCTATTACCGCAGATGAGCTGTCAGCAAATCTTGTTCTTGTTAATAATGTAATTAGAAGTAATAATTTTGATGGCAATATTGCAGCCAATGGCGTTATTACTAGCAAAGGAACTGTTGGCTGGGCTGTCTCGGGTCATGGTGAAGCCGTTTTTGATACAACTTTTATTAGAGGTTCCCTTGAAGCTTCGTCGGTCTCTACTCCAGGTATTGATATCGACGCAAACGGTAATCTAACTGCTAATACTTTCGCACTTTACGCCAATGGTGCGATCATAACATCAAGCGGTAATTTTAGCGTTAGTGCGTCTGGAAACCTAACGGCTAATAATGCAAACATCACTGGGACAATATACGCCACTGCTGGAAGCGTTAGCGGTGATTTAGTAAGCGGTGGAACAATTTCTGGCGTTGAGCTTGATATAGGTGCTAATTTTTCTGTTGATGCATCTGGTAATTTATTTGCACAAAATGCAGATATTTCTGGAGAAATAACTTCAATATCTGGAAGCATTGGTGGCTGGACATTAAGCTCAAATGCTATCTCTGCAGGCGGTGGTGGAACGCAAATTAGTTTGAATTCTAGTGCTCAACTGAATGCACAGTTTGGCGGCGTAACAACTGATCTCAATTTTCAAACAGATACTGCATATGTTTTCAGGATAACCGATGGCAGTCAGCTTATGAGAATCTCTCCGTTGCTAATTTCAGCGTCAGTCGGTGGTAGTTTTTCATACTTAGCAAATGATGGCATTGTTACAACTGGCGAGGTTAGTATGAATACTGGGTGGGTCACTGGCATTGGCATCGCATACCCTGGATGCACTACTGGTCCAGGTACTTCTAATTATATGGGGCTTGTTTGGGATAACCCAGATATACGAGGCACAGTTGATAATGTCGTATCAACTGTTCTTGGAACAGTATCGGATGTAAGATCAAAGTCGTATATTTTAAATGCAGAAGATACTTGGCTGAATAAATTATATGATTCATTAAGGGTCGTGTCTTTTAACCCAGTAGATTTATTAGATGAAGAAAATCTGCATTTATACCCAAGAAGACTTGGTTTAATAGCGCAGGAACTTAATGAGATTCTGCCTGATTTGGTGGTTTCGGCAAACCCGTATGATGAAGAAGCTTTCCTTTCAGTTAATTATCTTGGACTAGTTCCTTATTTAATACAGGCGGTTCAGGATCTAAACAATCGTGTGAAAGAACTGGAAAATGAGGTATAAATGAATAAAGATGAATTGACTACATATATTTATAATAATATGTCTCAATACAGACCGCTTAATTTAACTTTAGCAACAAAACATGCTGAAACATTCTGGAGAGTATTTGAAACTAAATTAGTATCAAACGATACGGATATTGCGGGTTTACTGGATGCTTTCATTGAAAAGACCTTTAAAAGACAATAATGAGGTATAATAGATAAATGGCTTACGAGAACTATTTACAAGTTTCCTGGACTGATGGAACACCTATCACTGGCGATAGATTACAACAAATGTCAACTAACACCCAACAGGTTAAGGAAGCTAATGAGGATTCCCCACAAGGTATCAAGAAACTTAAAAGTGTTACTTCAAATAGCGCTACTATCTCAGGCTTTGCAACGACTACAGAGATTATCTCATTAAAAAATGATTCTGGTACTGGTGGTCCTGATAACAGGGTTAGCGTCGATGCTAGCCGTTTCTATAAAGTAGTTCTTAATTTTACTGGTTTTGTTTTAACTGCAAAAGGTGCTGAGGATTCTCGTTACTTTGTTAGTTTGCATAGCGGTACCCATGGCAGTGCAAACTCTAAATTATACGAGGCAACCTTTACTCCTCCGGCAGGCATATTCGTTGACTCCGCAAATAGTAATACTATAACTTTAAGAAATGATGCTTACGATAATTTTTTTGGATCAGGAACAATTTCTACTGTCCTGCAATCAAACGCTTCTGGTTTTATAAATGAATCATTTTTTGCTGCGGTTAAGAGAGAGCAGGGCGCAAGCACATCTGGTGCGCCAGGTTATTATGTTCCCGCCTCATCCGGCTCTTATGTTCTTCAATTGTATGTTGAAGATGCGGGTGGAATTGCTTAATTGAAAGAAGTAAGGCTTGCCTCTCAAAGAAAAGATATTGAGTGGACAACGAAATTTGCTTCTGGTGAAGATAGTCCTAATTACAATGGCGGAAAGTATATCGATGATAAAGGTTATGTTCGTGTATTGAAGCCTGAGCACCCTAAAAACATTAGAGGCTATGCTTACGAACATCGGCTGGTTATGGAAGAATATTTGAATAGATATCTCCAAGCATGGGAGACTGTTCACCATATTAATGAAATAAAGGTAGATAATAGATTGTCTAACTTGTTTCTTTGTACTCCGCAAGAGCATAGTGCCCTGCATAAGGAAGGTAATAAGATATCGGCTCAGCATCGGGCTAAAATGAGAGAAACGGCTAACAAAGTTAAACCTCATACAAGAAAGAAAAATGCTGTTAATCCTGTAACAATTAAAAAAAGACTCCCGTAGCAACTTTCTGCTTATCCTTATGATAAGATGTACAGAACCCAAAGGAGTCCTTATGAAAGTTTGTGCAGGAGAAGGTTGTAATTTAGAGTTTGAGCCGCAAACGGCTAACCATAAATACGCCGATAAGCTATGTCGTCAATCAATTGATGTCAATGGTTTATGTAAATATAGAAGGGATAATGGTTTGTTTGAAACACTTCCAGACCCTATCACTGGTGATATCCCTTCAAATGAAAGTGAGTTGCGTCTTTCTTACAATAAATTATTGTCTGAGTACAACAAAATTAAAACAAAGAGTGATGACCTTGCTGGAGCTATCTACCGCGCTGTTAAAGAAGATATCGAATCGGTTAAATATGTTCCGGTTAATAAACCTAAGTTTGAAAGAGCTTCAAAAAGTGAAGAGGTCGCTGTTGCAGTTCTTGCCGACTGGCAGTTGGCTAAGGTAACTCCTGATTATAATTCTCAAGTTTGCGAAGAGCGTATTAACCTTTTTGCAGAGAAAGTGATTCAGCTTACTGAGATTCAAAGAAAAGATCACCCAGTTAAGGAATTGAGAATCTGGGCTCTTGGTGACATTATTGAAGGGGAGTTGATATTCCCAGGTCAATCTTTCTTGGTTGATGGCGGTTTGTATAGACAGATCACTGTTGACGGACCACGGATTATGAAAAACTTTATTAACAAAATGTTGGAGAACTTTGAAAAAGTAACATTTGTTGGAGTGATTGGTAATCATGGTTCTATTGGTGGTCGTGCCCGCAGAGATCACGATCCTGAAACCAATGGTGACAGAATGCTCTACCGCATCACTCAACTTATGTTTGAAAAAGAAAAGCGGATTGAGTTCAAGATTCCAGACGGTCGTGGTGAACGACATTGGTATGCTATTGACAAGATTGGGAATTATAAAGCAATGCTTTGTCATGGCGATCAGTTCGGCAGTCTTTCGGCGTTTCATTCTTTTCAGAAGAAAGCGTATGGCTGGAAGATCGGTGCTTTGAATGAGGACTTTGATGATATTTTCATTGGACACTTCCATACTCCGACAAAGATGACATTTAATACTGTTCAGTTAAGAATATCTGGTAGCCCTGAGTCGGTGAATACATATGCTGCAGAAGTTTTGGCGGCGGCTGGTCGTCCATCGCAATCACTCTACTTCGTTCATCCTGAGAAGGGTATTGTTACTGCAGAGTACAACTGCTGGTTGAACTAACATGACTAAAGCGACTGGCATATACTGCAGAAATTGCGGAGGCAGGATGTTTTCTGGTCATCAATATTATGCATTTCAGAAAAATTATATTGACTTGACCTGTATAAGATGTTCATGCTCTGTTGATGTTGAAGTAAAAAAGCTTAATAAAATTCTAAAATATTTAGGGTTCAAAACAATAGAGGCAAGACATGATATCCAAGAAACCACAAGTAAATAAATTTTACAGATATGCCGGGTCAATTGTAAAAATAAAAAAGATTTCTAAGGTAAAGAATAAAATCTTTGTAGAAAGACTTTCTGATAAAGAAATTATTGTAATACCTTATGAGCAATCAGAAATTTTAATTGTTCGGCTGTATACTGTTGGTGAGGTTGCTAAGATTGTTGAAAGAAGGCCTGATACACTCCGTAAGTATGAAAGAAAGAATTTGATTCCATCAGCCAGTAAGTTTGGTGATGAATACAAAGGATATTCTGATTGGAGATATTATGATGAAAGTGAAATCTATGAAATGGTAGAATTCTTCAATCAGCGCACACAAGGTCGCCCTGTCACTCAAAGTGGTGATATGGTTGGTAATAAGATAAAGTTAATAGAGCAAAAAGTCAAACTTCACAAGTGAGGATATTATGTCAAAAGAAAATGAAAAAGGTACAGAAATTTGGGCATCACTCGGCATTACTAAGAATCTTGGTAACTACGAGTCGTTGAGACTAGATGCTGGCGCACGAACGCAGGCATCAGACCCTAATGACCCAGCGGCTTGGGCAAAAGTTTGGGAATCTATTGATGCTCAAATTGAAGCAAAGCTGCAGGAATTAGATAATGAAAGCCCTAAGTGATTGGCTGAATTTAGCAGTTTGTGCAAATGATGACAACCCTACTGCTTGGCTATCGTATGATATTGAAAACATACGATATGCCAAGCACGGCTGTTCGAAATGTAAAGTTAGGCAGCAATGTTTTTTAAATGCATGGCAGAATGAACCATATGTTGGTGTCAATGCAGGCATATCAGAATATGATTTTTTAATCCTTACATGGAAGGAGGCGAAGAAGGCTAATGGAAGTAACTGGTCAAGAACTAATAAAACACTTCAAAGAATCATGCAGGAAATTAAATAAGCTATTTATTCCGGATTCCCCAAGGCAAGAAGCTGTTGCAGACGCTCTTGCTGAATTTTATAGCAAGAATGATTTATTCACAGCAGTTGATTTATTTATTAAATCAAAGACAGGGCCGTTTTTGATATTTGATTTTGCGATAGAATCCAAGTCTTATGTTGATAAATCAAAATTTGAATCTAAGGCAGTTGACAATTTCAAGGCTATAGTGGAGCAAACAAGAAAGAGAATGGAATCTGAATGAACTATGAGATTAGGTTACTTAACTGCATTATTGACAACGATGGCTATGTTGAGTCGGTCAATGCTGGCGCAGAAAATGTTTTTGTTGAATACAAGGATATTTGGAATTTTATAATCAGTCATTATGACGAGCACAAAAAGGTTCCGTCTAAAGATACTGTAAAGCATCATCACCCAGATTTTGATTTTGTATCGACCCCTGAACCTCTTAAGTATTATCTTGATGAGGCAAAGAGGGAGTCGTTGTCATACCAGACTCGGATGATTGTTTCTAAGGCTCATGCCATACTGGGCGATCTTGGTCCTAAAGAATCATTATCATTTCTGATGGAAGAAACTTCTAAGCTCTATAAGTTTTCTAGCAGTTTGAAAGATACCGATCTTGCTGGGGAGTGGAAAGATAGGGCAGATAGTTTAAGAGAGCGGTCTTTGCGTGGGAATGATGAATTGCAAGGAGTGCCAAGCGGTATCAATGTTATTGATAAAACATTCGGCGGCTGGCAACCAGGAGATTTTGTTGTTCT